TATTTGTATGAAATATTTTTTTATCAAATTGTGTTAAAATATTTTTTGGTATATCATTAATATTATGATAAAATATATATTTCATTAATATATTATATTTGTACAATTTAATTTTATTTCAGATGTTATATTATATGTAAAATTATTTGATAATTATCCACCTGTATTTTCTCCAAAAATTTTTATATTTGGTTGATTGCGGTAAAAAGTTGATGCAATAAATTCACCACTTGAGACAGTATTTTTTCCTATTAAAAATGCAATAGGATAATTATTATTTAAGAACTTATTCTTTAATTCTTTTTTACTATATGATAATTTTCCATTTTTATAATTAATCCATGTACATTTATCTTATAGTTTTTTAGTAATGATGGTTTCCATTTTTTAACATAAATTGGAATACCATTTTTAATTATAATATTATCTATTTTTGTTTTATTATCAATCATTTTTATAATATAATAATATATAGTGATATATTATAAAATATTGAATTATTTATAATGAAAAATTTATTAATTTCTGGTCCAGTTTCATATAGTAAATATAAGATTAATGATAAAAATATATTTATGTTTGGCGATGTACATTACTCAAAATATTATAGATGTAAAGAAAAAAGTATTACTATACCAAAACTTATAAATAATTTAGCTAAAAAATATAATAATAAATATATAGATTTTTTCTTAGAAGCACCATATTCTAATATAGATAGTAATTATAAATCGAGTTTTATACAATCTTATAAAACACAATTACTAACAAAAACTGGTTTTGTTGAAGTTCAAAAATATTATGAAAAATATGGATGTTTTACGAAAAATAGGAAATTATGTGAATATAAATTTCCAAATATAAGATTTCATGCAGCAGATTTTAGAGTTAGTCATTGTAATGAAAATATTAATATGAATAATTTTATTCAAATATTACATGTAATATTAGAAATGGTTTATAAAGGAATTGATTCAAAAATAGTTAAAAAATTTATACCGATTATAAAGAATTTTGATACAATTGATAAATTATATAAAAATATATTAAAAATTTTACAATGTGAAAAAATTAAAACTCAATTCAATAAAATTGATAAAATATATTCCACAAAGATAGATAGATTTATGAAAAAACAATTATTAGAACTTAAAAATAAATATAAATATGATTATAATAAAAATATTAAATCCGTTTATGACTTTTTATATAAAAAACCATATAATACTTTCACATTTGATCTACATATACATAAATTATATGATATATATGTTGAAATGAATGCAATAATTATGGACACTTATTTATTAGCAAGACTTTTCAAACCATATACTAAAAATATATTTATATATGCCGGAGATACACATATTTTAAGATATCAAACATTCTTTGATAAAATCCTTAAAAATAATCCAATAGACCTCGGAAAACAAATATCCTACCGGTGCATAAAAATTAAAGAAATAACATTATAATATATATTTATCAATATTTAGAAGCACATTTAATAGTATTTCCATTACCACTATCTATAATCTTTTCAGATATTAATACAGCAGGCGAATCCTTTTTTGAAAATGTATCCGTCCATTTCCATATTTGTTCAACTTTTTGATTATTATCTAATTTTCTTAATAATAATTTTAATTCTATATCCATACCATTAATATTACTAAACCTGTTAATATTATCAATATTATCTTGTCTAGACATCGTTTTTTGTAATAATTCATAATTTCTACCATTATATTCTCTAATACTTTTAATAATATAATGATTACCACCTAATCGTGATAAACCATGATAAATATCAGTAGATGATGGTTCATATGGATTTAATAAATAAAGTTTATCAAATGCATTATCTAATAATATGTAATTATATTGATTATCTAATTTATATGCATTTTTATATTCATATAAATACCATGTATTTATACTATATATACTATTTTTTTCATATAATATATATAAAGATACAGGAGTTGTATATTTCAACTTTAAATCAATAAAATTTTTATCTTCATAATATTTAATTATATTATCAAGATACCCCCCAAAACAACCAGCAACCATTTTATTAAGTTCTGTTTTTAAATATATTGTATGTGACGCCATTATAGTAATTTTATTAAAAATATTATACAATATATATCATATTTTTAATCATTTTTTATTTTATGATAAATTTAAAGACCACCTACAAGCTGACTTCCAATCATAAAACCTGAACCTAATCTACTACTTACACCTGCAGATGGATTCCACATATCAAGTAATGCATATGATGCTGCTGCAGTAATACCAACCATAAAGGCTGATTCTAAATTACTGTCTTTGATTAAATACATAGCGGCTAAACCGACAGCTAAACCTTCAAAAATGTATTTAAGTGCTCTTCTTACAACTTCGACCCAGTCTATTCCGAATTCCATTTTTTATACATTATACAAAGAAAATAATTTAACGCATTTTTATATAAAATTTCCTATATATTTTATTATTTTTTTATAAATTAATTACGTTTAAAATTACTTAAAAATATATCAATATCATTTATTATAAAAATGTCAAAAGATCAGGAAGTAGATTTCTTAGAAGTTGACCAACCAATTCCTGGACAAAACTATGTATGCCTGTCTTTTATTTCACCAGAAAAAGTTATTAAACAAAAAGAGGTATTTTTTATGAAAAAATTCTTACAAGATCTCTTAACTGATGAAAATAAAAGAAATTATCTCCTTAATTTAGACCTTGAAAAACTTACTTACGAAAAAGTTAATGATATGGTTGAAGATTTTAGAATTTCTAAGAGAAAGAAGTTAATGATGAATTTGATGAAACGGTTGATTACCAGACCTCCATGCGTGGTGTGAAAGTTCGTGGTGTGTATGACACATTGAAGGAAGCAAAAGTAAGAGCATCTATATTACAAAAACGCGATTCTAAGTTCAATGTCTTCTTAGGACAGGTGGGTTACTGGTTGCCATGGGACCCTTCTAATTCTGATGATATTGATGCAGAGTACCAAGAAGGACAATTGAATGAATTGATGAAGAACTACAAAGTTAATGCCGAGCAAAGAGATATGTTCTATCAACAAGAGAAACAAGAAAGAGTTGATGCTGCTATTAAAGATAATCTTAAGAAAAAACAAGAAGCAGCCCAGAAAGGTGATCTTGATCTTAGTAAAGAACCTGAAGGAGATAAGACTGATAAGATTAATGAATTTAGGGAAATCCTTGATGAAAAAGATCGGGCTTTTAATCAGGTAATTGCAGAAAATAATGTAAATGGTGGAGGTACTCAACAAGCAGCAATTACTGCTGATGATACTAAACCAGATGATGATTTTTCATCAGGTGGTCACGCTGATCCATGGATGAGACGCAAGGAGGAAGGAGAACAAGAACTCCCACCTCCCTCCAATGATACAGAAACAATGAGCCATGATGCTAATGATGTTTCTGGAAATGCGGATAATAACCTTAAAGAGGTCACAAAGAATATTTTCTAATTATTTATAAAAATTATAAAAATTATAAAAATTATAAAAATTGTAAAAATTATAAAAATTATATTAATTTTTTTAACATTAATATAATATATAGATGAAATCATTAATAGTTTTTTTCATATTTTTAGGTGCTATGTTTATATTAATGGGAAGTAAAAATGAAAGTTTATGCTTACCACCAAAAATAGAATATAGATACATACCCAGAACTTTTGAAGAAGAACAACTTGATCGCGTTCCAATCTTGGCAACATATGGAAAATTATTTACACATAGCGATCCATGGGAAGAATCAATTGGATATCCAGGTATCTTCCACAACAAGAAAGAAGAGTTCTAATCATACAATTGAATCATGGTGATCTATATGTTATGAGTGAAAAAGCGACGGGTTTGATTGTAAAAAGAAAAGCATATATACTTTAAGACATGCTATAGGATATAAAAATTTTTGAAAATTAAGTAATTATAAATTAAACACTTATTTAACATACCATTTACGATCTATTACTTTTGAGGGATAATGATCCACACTGATCTGTTCCCAATAAATATGTGTGGCATTCACAATCTCTAAAATACCATATCCATAATCATCACTCGTAAAAGCAGACCATTTAGGTACATTTTTAGTAAAAGTATCATGTCCTTCCCGACACCCTGCAGATCCACTCACAATGTGATAAAAACCTTTGGGATCTATCTGACTATTCATCATTTTATAGGTACGCTGATAACTATGCTCATGCGCGGATATAGCAATATCTACATGGTTGTCATAAAACAGTTGTTCCAATGCCATTCGTACCATACTCATTACTTTGGTGCAATCATCATCATTATCATTGGAACAGTACATGGGACGGTGACCATATGTAATAATCCAAGAACATGTCTGTTCTTGCAGTGTTCTATTTAACCATTCAAACTGATTTAGAGCAGCCTTGATATCAGTAAAATAAAACTCGGTAGAATATGCTACAAAACAGGCATCGCCCATTGTAAAATTGTAGAAAAAATTCTCATTATTGATAGCTGGCATTGTAAAGCGATTCTTATAGTTCGAATAATTATTGTATTGCTCATGATTACCCACACTAACCATGTAAGGAATATAAGCTGCAATTGGCTCAATATTGTTCATAAATTGATCTCCAACTTTCCCATAATCATCATGCATATTGTATGCAAAGTCTCCAACATGTAAGACTGCATCTATCTTCTTATCTTGTGCGATCTGTTGTAAATAGGGTAATGATTTAGCATTAGTAACGCCCATATCACCATAAATAGCTAATTTTGGGTTCCAATTGTTGAGAGGAACGGTATTGAATCTAAATAGATTAGACCATCCACCAATATCATTACCACAACGGTAGAAATACTCTGTATCATGTTTTAAATCAGATAGTAAGACACGATGAATAAATTGAGTATTATTGCCGTTACTAAACTTCGTTTGATATCCCTTTGCATCAATATAATCCAATTGATTGTGCGAATACTGTACCACAGATGAGTATGTTGGATGCTGAGTGCTCCAAGTTACCATAATATCGTTTAATTCAAATCCAAAACTGAGATGGACTTGTTGTGGTTGAGTATATGGGTTTGCGTAGACAGTTTGTAAAAATAGTAGGATAAGTAAAGTTTTCATTCTGTTTTGAGACTATTTTGAATAATTATCTAAATAAAAATCAATTTTTTTATAAGTATGCTCCCTGCAGGGCTCGAACCTGCGACCCCGGCGTTGCTATTACCTTCGGTATATAAGCACTGTGCTCTAAACCAACTGAGCCAAGGGAGCTTGTTTTATTGAATTTATTATTGAAAAATATTTTTCAATTTTTTTTATAATCAAAAAGGACACCCTTCCTTTTAAGGAGACTGCAAGACAGCACCACGAAGGTTGTGCTCTTTGAGTACCTTCTCAGCGAGTGTGCGATATTCCGCAACATTTTTCATGCTGCGGAATTCTTTGAGATTCAACCCGATATCAGCGCCTGGGTTGACCATTGAAGACTTCGTAGACTTCAACATGAAGGCCTCGATAAGCAACTTGTAAATATCGCGGTCAGGATTGTCCTGGATCACAAAATGAATCTTTTCAATCCTGACCTTGTCGAACTTTCCGTTCAAGTCCCGCAAAGTTGAACAGAGGCGCCCAGACTTTGTGCCAAACGGGGTCTTTGTGTTCGACAACACGTCTGCATAACCAATCTTGAAGAAAAGTTTTCCATCGATGTTGTATACAACACCATAGACGACGGATTTCACATCTTTTTCCTCCAATCCGGTTGAAAAGAGGAAATTGACGACCGATGCATCAACATAGCCTGCAAGAGTCATGCGCCCGTTGGGTCCAACAAACTTATTAAAACCTGTGAGGTCTTTAATAGGTGTAAACCCCTTTAACTGAGGTTCTTCCCGAGGTTTTTTCGGTGGTGTCTGTTGTACATTCTCCCCAGAAGGGGTATTTTTTCTCTTTTTTGGGGTTTCCATTTTAAGAAGTATGTATATATTGATACTCATAATACATTTACCATCATTTTTTATTGATGATAATATTTTAGATCAAATATTATATAAGAAATAATACTTAAATATATCAATATATATTATATTTGTATGAAAATCACACAAGAACAGGCAGATGCCATTGTACAGAGTATTAAAGATGATTTAGCTGAACAATTCGGAGATATAGAGAATATTGATCTACCAAAGGCTATGAAAATTGCTCTCTATTGCAATGAAAAAGTCTCTCTATATAATGCAAATGATACACCAGTGAAATACGCTTACTGGTTCCATATGAAACGCTCATATACACAAGCGGTGCTCGCTACATTAGCATCGGAAAACATGGATGATTAAATTTCTTTGATATTATTTAATTTTTTTTCAAAAAGTTCATTAAAATTTTTCTCTTCTGAACTAATAATATTAGCACTTTTTGATGTTCCAATAATTGCTGTTTATTATTAATCAATACAGCAATTATATCTTTGAAATATTTTTGTATACTTATATCATCCATATCAATATCAATATCAAAATAATTTTCACAATCTTTTAACATTTTTTTAATATTTTCGTTTTTATTATATCTATTATTCGCTTCCATGAACATTGTCTTTATCTTGTTTCGTGTATCACATATTAATTTTGACGTATATCTATGTCTTGGAACTACTAACCACATACCATCTTTACACCCTTGAAGATTTCAAATGGCACAAAATGGCGATTTGATATAAATCTTTAAGACTGGACACAGTTCAATTCCATGTAAATTTTGGTTTTGTACAGATTTTACTCTGTAGGTGAACTACTCCCCAGTCGTGATCCATCCATAAGAATAGTACTGGCATGAACCCAACGCGAGAATACACCCGGAGGGCATATAATTATATGTTTTACTTCTTTAAGTAATTTTATATTATAATATAATAAAAAACCGGCTTTTGAAATCTTCAAGGGTGTAAAATTATCTCTTTTTCTTCTCTTCTTCCATAATTTTAGCAATATAGAAATCAAGTTCCTCTTTATAAGGTCTGCCCCATTCATTCAACAATTCATTATTGAAGTTATTGATGCGTCTTAAATTCTTACCATTAACTTTCAAATATGCTATTTTACCATCTATTTCATAACTCAGTTCAACAAATTTGAGAGATTCTAAGAAATATATCACATCAACTACATCACTCTCCCACATTTTTTTATTAAAATATTTGAAGAAATTTAATCTAAATTCATCAACCGTCATTTCTTTACCTAATGATAAACTCTTCACCATATCATTGAATTTCTTCATCAATACTTCGCTACTATTCAATTTCATCATCAAAGCAGTCTCCCAACTGTATCTATTAATGTGTGGTAATTTAACAATATCATTGTTATCTAACATCATATATGTCCAATCACCATGTTTATGTTTTTTATACAATTCTTGATTTATTTCGTAAATAATATCATAAGCTATTTTAGATTTAGTTCTAATTTTAAGACCCAACTCACTTCTTAAATCTTCAATATAACCTTCATTTAATTCAGCATTCCATCCATTTAACATAATTCTTTGTAAAGATTCAATCCAACCTTTATTCTTATAAACATATTTCTTAGCAACATGAGTACGACTATTTTCAGCTACATAAACAACAAATTTGCATAACTCTTGTAAATAATGAGAATCAAAATGGTCAAATATTCTCAACTCTACACCATTGGGTTTTGTCATTCCAATACCAGATTCTCTATGCCAAGGTCTATCAGGATCTGTACTTCCAAATGTTCTGAAATTACTACTGAATCCAGAAACAGCACCGGGTTCAACTTTTTTAAGTTTTGGTGCTAAATCTTGACAATAGTCAGCTGACTTAACATTGTAAAAATTTAAGCCATCTCTCCAATAAGGTTGAATATTGGCATATCTTCCAACACCTTTATTGAATTTTCTCACATCACTTCCTGCTAAATTTCCCCAACCAACGCGCGCAATTCTATAAGAACCTTTAATACGTTTTTCACTGGTTCCGACGGCTTTTTGATCAGAGGAAAAGAAGGCTGTTAATAAAAGTGGTTCTAACCATTGTATTTGATTTGCAAAATTTTGATGTATTTTGATAAATTTATCTGAGGAAGTTTTTTTGGTGAATGGTAGAGTTAATGTAATATGATAACTACCAAGATAATCAGTATGTAATTTATCTTTTTTATTTTTATTTTTTTCAAATTTATATGGTAAACCCTTATTACTGGCATATTTAAAATAGTTGGAAACACCAAAAGGATATTGATGTATAATACCATGTTTTTCTTCAGCTTTTAGTGTTTTTTCATTCATATGTAAAAGTTTTATATATCTATCTTCATTTTGCAATATTTCTTTACAATATGATTCGATTGGTCTTTTATTTTTCAAAGTATTGAATGGTTTTTCTGTTATAAATTCAGGCATAGGAACAGGTGTTTTTTCTAAAACAACTTTACCATTACATTTTCTACCTGTAGGTTCAAAAGGTATTGTTTTAAGAAATTCTTGATCTAAGACGCTAAGTTTGCCAGATTTTAATAATTCTTCAATTCTTGGTTTACCATCAAACATGATATAAGAATCAATATTTTTTTTCCCGGTATTTAAAGGTTTGTGAAAGAATTGTACTTCATGTTCAATTCCAACACCCCATTCATAATTACTCAATCTTTTATATTTAGTTTTTTTGGACTCTTTTTTCAACATTTCATTTCCCAATGTTGTGGAACCTCTGTTATTTGTCAAATTTCTGGACATAATTATATTATAAGACAAGATTATAATATAATATAAAAAATTATTATATCAAAAATTATAGACAAAAAATATATCTAAAAATATTAAACGCATAAGTAAATAGATTATCTTCATCTATATCTGTCTCATTTACTAAACTGTTTTCTTCATGTATATCAGCTTTGTACCAAAACACTTTATCTTCCATTTTATCACTATCAGAAACATAATTTATTACCAGACATTCGTAATTATTTTGTGTGCACTGATTCAATACAGTGTAGAAGTGTTCATACGATTCAAAAAGATGTGAAATAGGTTCATATATTTTTTTCATATTATTCATCGCACTTAAAGATGATGGGAATATGAATAGATAATCAATATTATTTCTAATCACTGGTTTTAATTCTAACATATTTTGCAAGGTTAATAAAATATTGATATTATATAATCTATGATTAGTAAAAAGATTATGGATATTTTTTTCACATAAATGCATATCACAATTATCCATAATTAATCTAACTGTTTCTAAATTATTTTGGCTTTTTATAATATTTTCAACCAGTTTTGATCCATATTCTTGATGGATAAATTCATTTGCAACAATATTGTTGTATTTTTGTTGATAATCAGAAGCAGGATCAATCACAATATTTTGTGCTATCTCTTTATGTTTGATAATATCTTTAGCAAGGGTAGTTTTTCCACACTCTCTTTTTCCAATGATAGCTGATACACTTGTATTTCTGATTGAAGATGGATCAAATTTTTTAATTTGGTAAATATTTGTCATTATAATTAATAACAAATATTATAAAAGTTAAAAATAAACCTATTTTTTAATTTACATATCTATATTTTTTTAACATTTAATTTAGGACCTCTACTGGGTTTATAATATGTATTAATATTTATTTCTTCATCTATATCATCATCTACATAATTTTTTTCACTATAATCCCATATTTCTGGTGGACCCATATGAAAATTTTCATGTGGTTCGGCTTTATACCAAAAAATTTGATCTTCTATTCTATTACTTTGTGTGTTATTATCAATGACTAAACATTCAAAATTTTCAGTACATTGATCCATAACTTTGCAAAACATTTCGAATGTTGGAAACATACCTGCATAATGCTCATATATTCTTTTACGATTTGATACAATATTTTCTCTCAATATAAATACATAATCTATATTCCCTCTAAGTTGTGGGCTTATTCCAAGAGGAAATTGCATAGTTAAAAAAAATAGTGAATATGTGCCTGAAATTGAAAAATACCTCACGAATATATTTATCATTCTTCCACGAGTTATCGTATAAACAATCATCCATAACTAAATATGCATAAGGATCAATATCTTTTTCACCTTCATCAATTAACTTTGCCATTCTCATTTGTCTTTTTTTAAAATTTGCTAAAATAGATTGATTATATTCATCATATAAAAATAATTTTGGTACAAAATCACCAAAAAATTTATTAACTCTTTCTGTTGGTGAAATGACAGTACCAACAGGGATATGTTTTTTATGGTACATAATATCTTTTAACAAAAAAGATTTACCTGTGCCACGCTTTCCAATTAATACAACAATTCTATTGTCACCAATTTTTGAAATATCGAATTTTCTTATTTGGAAATTAACAGATGTAGACATTTTATATAATTTTCTATTAAAAATTATAAAAAAAATGAACGCATATATTTCATAATTATTTTATAAAATAATTAAACAAAACATACAATTAATGAGTAACTCAACAGAAGAAATATATTTACCATTGTCCAAACATCCCAATTATACAAACTACTCTAATTATTTAGTTAGCAATTTCGGTAATATTAAAAATAAAAAAACAAATCATATTTTAAGAGGATGTAGTGATAAACATAATTATAAATATTATCAATTATCTGATGGTAATAAATCAACACAATTTTCATGCCATAGATTGGTTGCAGATTTATTTATACCAAATCCAAATAATAAATCACAGGTAAATCATATTGATTCTAATAAAAAGAATAACCATGTAGATAATTTAGAATGGATGACAGCGAGTGAAAATGTCAAACATGCAATAAAAAATGGTAGGAAAAAGGGTAATACTATTAATAAAAAAGTAAAAATTATTGATGAAGATAACATAACATTTTTTGATTCAATTACTGATGCTGCAAATCATTATGAAGTTCCAAAAGAGTGTTTATCACTTGCAATGAAAAAAGATAATAATGTGTATAAATCTAATTTACAAAAAGGTCTCACATTTAAAATTAAACATGTTCCAGATAAATATGATGAAAATGAAATTTGGGAAAAAATTAATATTGATGGTTATAAACATTTAGAAATTACAAAAAGTGGTCTCATTAGAAATAGAAAAACTAAAAAAACAGTGATAGGACAAGATGATGGTAGATATATTCGTATAAAAGGTAGTGTTAAAATTCAACAAAAATCATGTGCTTTACATAGATTAATTGCGCAAACATTTATTGAAAATCCTGAAAATAAACCATATATTAATCATAAAGATGGTAATACAAAGAATAACTGTGTGGATAATTTAGAATGGTGTACTCAGAGTGAAAATGTAATACATGCTTTAGATACAGGTTTAATGAATCCAAGTCATGACAATTATTACACAAGATCTATATTACAATTAGAATTAAATGGTGATATTATAAAAGAGTATGATAGTATTGCAAAAGCCAATAAATTTTTTAAAATTAAAAAATCTTCTATATCTAAAGCATGTACTAACTATAAGGAAGAAAATTATTCACAATGTTTAGGATATATATGGTGTTATGTAGAAAACTATAGAGGAAAAATAATTGCGAATTCATTGCATAAAATATTTCCAGAATTAGTTGATAGAGAAGATATTGATTATAATGTTATCAGAAAATACATTGTTAATAATTCACGTCCTATTTGGCAAATAGATTTAGATGGAACACGTATCAAACAATTTGATTCTATAATTGATGCTGCAAGACACTTAAACGTTGAACCATCAAATATATCAATTACTATTAATAATGAAAATTTAGTATGTGGATACACATTTAATTATTTAACATATGAAGATATGATTAACACTGAAAGCCATATGATTAAAAATATTCCTGAAAAAATCAAGAGTATTTATAATATCACAGATAATAATACTTTCATTCATCCAAAAATTATTAATTTGTTGAAACAGAACATAGATGTAGAAGGTAAATTATCTATCAATAATAAACCAGTTATTCAAGAAACAACTGATTGTAAATTTGTAAAAGTTTATCCAAATCCAACTAAAGCAATAGAGGAATTAAAATTATCTCGCCAAACTGTTGAAAATGTATTAGTTAAAAAAACTTTAACTGCCGGTGGTTTTAGATTTAGATATCTTGAATTAGATGATATCGCATTAGATTTTATTGATAATGATAATCCAAACAAGATTTACATTTCACCATTACAACCACTTCCTAAAAAAGTTAAACCAGTTGGAAAAGCTCCCACAATTGATATATATCAACTTGAATTAAATGGTAAAAAAATTAGAGAATTTGTTGGATTTAAAGCTACCGGTGATTGGATAAAAGAAAAATACAATATTAAAACTGATAAACCTATTCATAAACCAATAAATGCATCTGCACGAAAATATCGTGACGGTGAATATGCTGTGTCAAATGGATATATGTGGTGTTATGCTGATACTCCTGAGAAAAAGAACTATCATGAAGGTAGATTTGGAGATAAAGTTTATGAACTATTTCCTGATCTTAAAGATTATCAGGGTGAAATTGACTATGATATTATCCGAAAATACTTTATGTTAAAGAAAAAACCTATTTGGCAAATAGCTCTTGATGGTACAAGAGTTAAACTTTTTGATTCCAAAGAGGAAGCCATAGAAGGTCTCAAAGATATCAAAATTGAAAGTGCAAGTATTGGCAAATGCTTAAAAGATTCAAAATTTATTATTAAAGGTTTCACATTTAGATATGCTACCTATGAAGATTTAGCTGATATTGATAACAGCTATAAAATTAAAAATATCCCCGATTTAATTAAAAATATTTTTAATATTACTGATGATAATACTATTATTCATCCAAAAATTGTAGAATTACTACTTGGAAACGTCACCTCTCGTGGTTCTATTGTCATTAATACGCCACCCATCGTACATTTATCTGAAAATGATGAATTTATCAATGTCTATCCAAATCAGACAATTGCATCAAAAGAGATAGGTTTATGTACAGCATCAATTCTTAAAGTTCTTAGAGGAGAATGGCAAACAGCTAAAAAACATAAATTCCGTTATCTACAGTTAGATGATCCTATCTTATCAAATAAATTAACTTAGATTTAGAAATCTGGTGCATCTGTATAAACATCTAAACCATTACTTGCAACTTTGTGCACAATTGCTTCTATATTGCCGAGACTACTATTACCACCTTTTTGGACACTGCTTCTACTATTACCAGAACTAATAAAGTACATTAAGGCAGTGACTAGTACGGATACACCTAAAAATAGTTTAAATAGGTATCCGTTATCGAAATCTCTATCATTCATTCTTTTATCTAAATACGCGAAAGTTACTATTAAAGCGCCTGAAATTCCACCTGCTACAAATGGATTTTTCAAATATTCTAAATATTGACTCATTTTTTATAAACATATAAAAGAAAATTATTATAATATCTAAACCTAATTATCTAAAATAATTAACATTCTCTCATGGATAATCTATCAGAAACATCTCTACTTCTCTTCCACATTCCATGAATCCAATTTTTATCAGCATTATATTTTAATCCTGATAATTCTATTGCATGAGAGATTGTAATATATAAGTCTAAATATGTACCTACAAAAATTGGAGGATTATCTTCGTATAAAAATTTGCTCAATTTAGCATTTCCATGAAGATATTCTCCAAAAAATTGTCTCCATGTAGGATCTACAACATAGTACTTATTAACCAATAAATGTACATGATCTTCACTATGATTACCATATCCTACTTTTGAAAATAATAGTTTAATATCTTGATGTCCTTCTTCATACAAGATTGGTGCTAAACAATAAGTCATCTGACCACATGCCATATAACCCTCATATGTTTTAGGTCCTTTTCTTCTAATTTCTTTTAATCTATGACCATTATGATATACATTTGTGGATGTATTTGGACGCATTGACACCGCATACTTCATCATTTGATCATACATTTTTTTTGTATATTTTAATCTATTCATCTAAAAAATTCTATATGGATAGATATATAATTAATATTTTTTATTCATTTTTTATTCATTTTTTTATGGTGGTGGGATTTTAAATGATATTTCTGGAAATAGTGCTGACAAAGTAGCTTCCCAAGAAAAGTTACTAGTAGCTCCTTGAGAGAAATAACTACCAAAATTTCCAGATTGAAAAGATATGTATGCTCTTGCACATCCATCAGAATCTCTAAAGACAAGATAATCATTAAAACAATATATATTATTATTCATACATAAAGAAGATATAGGAACATTAGAGCTACCAATTTCAATATTATTATTTCCAAGAAAAATAGATTGAAAACCGCTTAAATTTGTAATAGATGCACTATTAGTAGAAAGATTTGATGAATTTGAATTTATAGTTAAATTATTCGCATTAATATTAGCATTATCAACGTCAATATTAGCAGATTGTCCTGGTAATATTAAAAAATTATTTATATTTTTAATTTTTTGACATAATCTATTTACTGTATTCACAATTTTTGAATCACTCATTTATATATTATATATATATTTTTTATATATTTTTTATATATTTTATATATTTTATATATTTTATATAGTATAGTATAATATAGTATGGGTACATGTCTATCTTCTTGTTCAAAAGAAGGAACATCTGTAAAAATTACTGAAAATATAGATAATCTTAATATTATTAATTTTCCGAATGGAATAATTATTCTAAATAAATTTACTTCTATATATGGAAAAAGTAAATTAAATAACATAGGATGTACTACTTTGTCAAATATTAACATTATAAATAATAATACAATTCAAAGAAAAAATGTAGATATTCATGTAAATGATGGAATAGAAATAAGATTTACGATAGATGAAAATAAAGATTATATATTTAATCTTGATATTGATTCAAGTACTAATTTATTAGAAAATTTTTTATATTATACATTTACGCCTTTAAAAAATATAAATATTACAAAAACTATTCGTGCTAATAATAAAGATTACCTAAATTATATCTATTATAATCCTGGTGTTTCAGAAATATTATTTACTATATCAATTGATAATACATCGTTAGGTGATATAATTTGTAATAGTTTACAAGTTATTCCTGTTCAATGCATAAGTGATATAAATGAAATTAATACTATTAATTCACCAAATGGTAATATTGATTTATATTTATTTCAATCAATATTTACACATAAAGAAACGGTAAATTCTTCTGGAATTCCTAATATATTAATTGATGATAATATAATTACTATATCAAAAATAAATAATAAAACGAATAATGACGAAGATAACGATGGACTACGTGTTATATTAACAATTGATAAAACAAAAAATTATTTATTTTGTTTTGATGTTGATAGTTCTATACCTATATCATTATCTAATTCATTATATTTTTATTTTAAACCAACTATTAATTCAGAAATACAATTTACTCCCATCAATAGTGGTATTAATAATATTATTGAATATGAGTTTATAAATCCTGGTGTTTCAGAATTAGAATTCAATATATTAATTCATGAAAAAAATACAGGAGAAATAAATATCAATAATCTAACTATTCAAGAAACTTAATGTAAATAATTATAGTATAATATTTTTATTTACATATCATCATCTTCCGCATCAGCAAATAATAATTTTTTCCTTCTTTCTTCTCTTGGTTTCTTAACTTTACGTCTTAATAATATTTTCTTCCTATTTTTAATAATAGGCATAATATCATAATTATGCTCAATACTCAATTTTTTAACATTTTCATCAACTACTTCTTCTTCATATGATTCTTCATCTACTCTATCATCTACTCTATCATCTACTCTATCATCTACTCTATCATCTACTCTATCATCTACTCTATCATCTACTCTATCATATACTCTATCATCTACTCTATCATCTACTCTATCATCTACTCTATCATCTACTCTATCATCTACTCTATCATCTACTACTTGTTCTTCATATGAATCTTCATCCACTCTATCATCTACACTATCATCATCATCTTTTATATTTAATTCCAATAAATTATTATCACTTCTTCGATCTTCTTTTTCAGAATAATTAGAAGTTTGATATTCTTCATCTAATATCTTTTTAACAAAAGTTTCGCCTGTTTTATCAACAGTCTTTTTCATACCACTATCCATTTGTACATCTGTAAATAATTTTTTTGCATCATCTCTCTTAATATCTAATATAATCTCTTTTTTATTATTAACTTCTTCAACTTCTTCAAGATTATCTTTATTATTATTTTCGTTCAAGATTTTTATATCAGACTTGTTCGTGGTTTTAGAGGATAATTGTTGATTGTCATCCTCATATCCAATTATTTTATATGTTTTTATGTCAGAATTATCTGTATCTAAAAAGTTTTCTTTTTTACTACCTCCTACTGTATCTTCTTTATCTGATGTATCTTCTTTTTCATTTTCTGATAAATCTTCTGTTTCTTTTTCTGATAAATCTTCTGTTTCTTTTTCTACTGTATCTTCTTTATTTGATGTATCTTCTTTATCTTCTTTATCTTCTTTATTTGATGTATCTTCTTTCTCTAATGTATCTTCTTTTTCATTTTCTGATGTATCTTCTTTATCTAAAATATTTTCTTTTTCATCATCAAAAGAAGATTCATCGTTTAATTCTAAATCTTGTGAGTTTTCATCTTTGAAACTATTTAAGAGATCAAGAATATTACTTTTCTCTGTCTTATAATCATCTTCATCTTCAGAATCTGTTAAATACTCGTTCACCTTAGATTTTTTAACAGGTACTTTTAAGTATTTATTTTCTGTAATATCATCGTCGCTATCATTCGCAAATGACTCTCCTAAATATTGTTTTAATATTTCTTGGAATGGTAACATTTTTCTAATAGCATCGCAGATACATGATTCAATAATTTTCATAGATTCACGTACACATCTTTGTCTTTCTACATTAAGGACATTTTCTTTATCCATTAAGAATGGGTTTTTATAAAATTCTCGTGCACATTCTACATAACATTTATGAATAAAATGACCTACTTTTGGAATCTTTAAATTTATTTTCTTTTTACTATTAATTACACGAACAGCTGTCAAAATTTTAGTGTTACTTACAAAAACAGCCGCTATTAAATCAGATAACCATACACACTGTGACCTATCAATAATTCTTTGTGTTTCTTTTTCAATAATATCTTGATTCCATTTAGGAACTTTTTTTAATAAGTTTTGAAACATTTTTAATGTTGAAATACCAGTATTATTTTCAGTATTTGCTAATTCTTTTGCATCATCATATATAGATTCAATTCCTTCATAAAGATAAGGTGTTAATGTATTTGTTAATTGTCTTGTATATTCAGTTTTAGCTTCAACAAGAATATTGATACTAAGTTCTTCCATTTATATAAGTATTTTCAAAAAATATTTATATTTTATAACGCAATAATATTTATTTAATTATGCTTAGAAAAATTAATTTATACTAAATATATTGTAATTTTTGTCTATTCGTCCAATAACTTTTCTCTGTTTCTGACCTTTTTTTCTCCATATTAGATTTGTTTTTGGATCTACACATTGTTCATATCTTCGTAAACATAATAGAAATTCTTCTCTATTTAATTTATAAAAATTTCCGTGTATATCTGTTTTACCTATTATAAAACCATTCCAATATTTTAATGTATTATTTTTTCTATTAAAATGAATGTATTTTTGACCTCTAAATTTACGTAACATTACCATTGCTGTTAATGAATTTTCTATATTTGGTATACAACATCCTGAATCTTTATATGTAACATTTATTAAATATTCACATGATTCATAATAATTATAAACAGGAACATCTAATGGAATTTTATGATACATCCACCAATTAGAAATTTTTCTTACTGCCATTATTTCTTCAAGTTTTTCCAACAAAATATCGTAAGTATTATGTGAACATAAAGATAATTTTATAATATTTTTCATATCTAAATTAGATATAATCTGTGATAATATATTTATATGAGGTAACATACTATTATAAATATATAATATTTTATTTTTTTTATTAACATTTAGATGCTAAACTACGCATTGAATAAGGATTATCACTTAGTTGATCTAATAAACCCGGATCTAATCTATCTTGTATCGGTTCATTTGGAGCAGTATATTTATCTCTTGTAACTGCGCACTCTTGAGCCTGTGGTAAAGAATTGTAAACTTTATTAGGTGCTAATCCGCGTTCATTTAAATAATTATTTTGTATATCTCCCAATTTTTTAGTAGTTGCATTAACTTTATTATTAAATTGTTTTAAACCACTACCTCCTGGTGTTCGACCTTTTGATACTTGCTCTCTATAACTTTTAACTGTGGAATTATATATCTGTTCATATGATTGTGGTTGTTCATTTAATCCAGGACCAGCTATACCACTATATTTATTATTAGATGTAAATTGTCTAACTGTATTCTTAACTTCATTTTTAGTAACATCATAACCCATTCCCTTCTTTTGATACATTGCACCAACTACATCCTCCGCTATAGTTGTTTCCTTAATTGTTGTTCTCGCTTTATCATTTGGATCTCTACACTTCATTTGTGTTCTTCCCCGTGCAACACCCAATCTGTTATCATCTATTGTCGTTTCTTTAACTGTTGTTCTTGCAACATCATTCGGATCATGTACATATGATTGTTTCTTATCTGGATTCATAAATCCATCATGTTCGTTATCAATCATTGTCTCTTTCATAGTTGTTTTTGCAATATCATCTGGATCATAAACATAAGATTTCTTATCATTTGGATTCATAAAACCTTCATGATTATTATCAATAGTTTGTTCTTTGATTGTAGTACGTGTAACATCATTTGGATCATAAACTTGCATTTTACTTGGTTGTTGTGGAGCCATATTTCCATCGCGTACTTTATCTACAAGTTGTTCTTTCATAGTTGTTTTTGCAACATCATTTGGATCACAAACATATCCTGCAACTCCATCAACTTGTATATGACCAGTATGTTTATTATTAGTTGTAAATCTCTTTCTTGTTTTTCTTGCTTTCTGATCATTTCTGGCTTTAACTTTATCTCCAGCACGTAAAGGTCCCCGATATTTATGAGAAGACATAGTTTCTCTTTCAGTTTCTTTCAATGTAGTTCTACTTTTACCATAATCATGTAATTCAGTTTCAGCAGCACCTGCAGAATATTGTGCTTGTCTTTCTTCTTCAGTTACAAATTGTTGACAACCAGGTGCAACTTTATTTTTAGGAATAGCAGACCATTTACCTTGTGCGTTAAAATGACGAATTCCATCAGATTTAAATTGTTGTTTACGACTTTTTCTAAATCCTGGTCTAATATTATTTTTATTACCAGTAACATGGCTTGCAACACCAAAACGTTTTTTACTACCTGTTGTTCTACGATTAACATCTTTAAGAACAATATTAGGTCTCTGTTTTTCTGCAGTTTGTGCACCGACAGTTGTAAACCATCTTTCAGGACCACTAACAAAGAAACTATCTGGTTGTCTTTTCTCAATTACACCAATCTTACCAGGTTTAGAAATACCCTTACCCGATAATACACGACCTTTATATGTTAATTTAGGGTTATTCTTAGTTCTTAATTCATCAACGGTTTTAGGCAAAGTATAATCACGTGCATTAGCTTGTTGAAAACCACCAGATGGTTGAGATGTATATCCCTGATTTAATCCTGGTCCAACTCTAACACGTTCAACAGGTGTTACATTATGCATAATTTTGGATGGAATTATACGATCATGTTCAAAATCTGTATGATTAGCAGAACCATATGGATTAGTTACATTATTTTCAGCTGCAAATAATGGTCCAATCTCTTTCTTTTGTTGATAATTATCAACATTTCCAGTAAAGTGTTCTAAAACAGTTTGATTAGCTTTATCATCAACATTTTGTTTTATACGTCCACCAAAGAAAGGAACCATATTATTATGAACAAATTTATTAGGATTAATTGGTTCACCTGTTAAAGATATACCATGTTGACCACCAGCAATAGGGGAATTAGTATTGTAAAGATTAGTAGATTTATTTTCATGTTTAACAACATTTATTTCACTAAATATATCATTTTTATTATAATTATTAAATTCTATTGGTAATTGATTATCTTCATAATCTACTTTGTTAAATAATAATGTAGGATCAATTTTAGGTGGACCAGGCATAATACGGTTGGGTTCTTTCCAAACTTTTTCAGCATGTTTTAATTCATCCTGTCTAATTTTTAATGATCTCTTTGATTCATAAATATTTTTTGGTTCTTTATCATTTTTAATTTTATCATTTTTATAATTATAATAATAACCTAATCCTAATATACCAGCAACTACAGGAATTTCCATAATATATATTAATACAACATAATAATATATATTAAATTACTTAAAATTAAATATTTTTAATTTCAGATAAACAATCTTCACGATATAATACCATCAATTCTATTGGGACAGAATCAAAAACCATCTTCATATAAGTCTCGTCAAAATATCCTACCAATTTAAAATGAATGGAATCTATATAATAAAGTATAATAGTTTTATAATTAGGATTAATATCACCACCTATATAATGTACTTTAAATCTATCTTTTAAAGTTCCACGCTTAATATTTTCATCTTCATCATTTAAGATTATAAAATTCATTTTTAAAGCTTGACCTAATAATTGAATAACTATATGATCTCCCCAATAATTATTACCCGTTTTTATTAATTCTTTTTGTAAATCTTCTTTACTATTTATTTCATACGGATTCCATAAACAATCAAACTCATCTACATCAAATAATGTCCTATATGTTTCTATAATCATATTAAAATTATCATCAGTTATTTCATTTGCTGCCATTTCTCTAATAACTTGCATATCTGGTTCATAAATTGCTTCAGCTATTACATGAAATAAACAATCTCCATCGCCTCCGCAATCAAGAATACCCCAACATGAATTTTTATTTTTACTTTTTGAATACTTGTTTAATCTTCTAACCCATCCTGTGTGAATTTTTTCCCAACCATAATCTTCCAAATATTTATGCCAATTATTTTTTGTTACTCTTACTGTTTTATCATTATAATCATCTGTATAATATGTTTTTTTATCTTTAATATACAAATTAGGTGTTAAATATATTTCATCTTCCATCTAAATTAATATAATAAAATATAAATATTTTTTATATACTATTATAACTCAATTTATTATGTAATTATACTTGCAATATTTACTGGCAATTCATATACTTTCGTATTATAATATTTTTCTATATAACTTAATTTATCTACATCATAATCTGTACTAAATGTTATTGCTGTTCCTTTACGACCCATTCTACCACTACGACCTATTCTATGAATATATGTTTCTACTTCATTAGGTACATCATAATTAATTACTAATGATACCTGTTGTACATCAATTCCACGAGCTAAAATATCTGTAGTAATTAAGATACGAGTTTCACCTATTCTAAAACTTTCCATGACACGATTACGTTCTGCTTGTTGCATATCTCCATAAATACAAGAAACTGTAAAATCATTTTCACGCAATTTATTTGATAAATAATAAACCTTTTTTCTTGTATTACAATAAATTATACACTGAGTAATAGCAATAGTTGAATATAAATCACAAAGTGTTTCATATTTAAATGATTCCTTAATCACATCTACACGATATTGTTGAATACCTTCTAATGTTAATTCATCTGTTTTAACTAAAATCTTATAAGGATCATTCATAAATTCTTCAGTAATTTCTAAAATTTCATTAGACATTGTTGCACTGAATAGAGCAATTTGCGCATCCTTACTTAAATATCTAAATATCTCTTGTATCTGTTCTGTAAAACCTTTAGATAACATTTCATCTGCTTCATCTAAAACTAATAACTTAATTGTCTCATAATTTATTCTGTTATGAGATAGTTCACTCAAAACTTTACCAGGTGTTCCAACAACTATATTTGCAGGTTTATTATTTTTTGATATATTTTTATTACCAAATTGACCACCAATTAATTCTTTAATTGTAATATCTGTATACTGTCCAAGAGATTTAATTACATTATATGTTTGTCGAGATAATTCACGTGTCGGAGATAATATTAATGCTTGTTCTTCTGGATTATTTTCATCTACCATTTGTAAAACTCCTATTGAAAATGTTCCTGTTTTTCCAGTACCTGATTGTGCTTGTGCTATAATATCACGACCTGTTGTCATGGGAACAATAGCACTCTTTTGGATAGCACTTGGTTTCTCAAAACCATGTGCATAAATTCCACGTAAAATAGGTTTCTTTAAACCCATATCATCAAATGATGAAATCGTTTCTGTGTTTTGGCTTCCGTTTTGTTCCATATATCTTTATATAATTTTATATTTTCTTAAATACTAAGCTTTTTTATTCGCAAATAAATTTGGCATTAAAAAGCTTTACCAAAAAACACACATTTTACATTGAATAATAAGCTTTTTTACAGTTAATTACCTACAAATAAATTTAACATGGAAAGCTTTACCAAAAAAATATATTTTTTATAAAATTATTATACCTATTTTAATTATTATACTTAATTTATTATCATAAGTTCATTATTTCTTCATAAGTAGCAAAATCTTCTCCTAAATATTTTTGCAAACTTTTAAGCAATTTTCTCACAGATCTATTATATCTTGGTCCTATAATAGCAAGTATATATGGATTTTGTGAATCTGTATCATTTAGATCATATCTTTTATTATACTCTTCATACATTAATTCTAATATTGTAAGAATTAATCTTTTCTCATCTCTACATTTGAACATACGTTCAATCATATTTATGCGCATTAGATGATAATGCTCATTTATAGTATAAAATTTACTTGCTGTTAATATATCACATTCATGTAAACATTTCTTGGCTTCAATAAAATATAATCTATCTTCCAATTTATCAATTTTATCTTCATAAAACTTTTTCTGTGTCTTTAATAATAAGTAAAATATATCTTGATTCATTTATATCATATTCATTTTATGATATAAATTATTTAATTCATTTTTTTAATTACATCTCTCACGTTTCATAAATAATGGCTCTCCATAACCATCTTGTCCTGCTCTAATATTCAATTTAGCACATTCATCTTCCTTAATTTCTTCATGATCTTGTGGATGCATTGAGTTTACTTTAGGATTGCGTACACAAGCCTTGAAATTATCTCTAAATACTAATCTGGTTGATGTATCATATTCACCTGGGAAAAAAATATTTGCTTGAGGATCTAAACAAAGTGTTTCAAATCTATTCCACCCAGTTCCTCTTAAAGTACTTGGTGGATTACTTAATCTTGTGTTATCAACCGGGAAATGACAATCTGGCATATTGACTAAATCTTGATTACACATTTTACATGGTTCTCCATTTAAAATTGTGTTACATTTAGGACAACTTCCAGAAGACTTTGAAGCATCTACATTCATCCCTTCATATTTACCTGTAGGACAGTTAGTAGCAGGTCTATTGATATTTAATAAATCTGTTTCAATATCAACAGGACCAGAATTAAATCTCCAATCTGTATTAGCATTCATACTAACACCACCGCGTTGATTGATAATTTGGGGATTATCTTGGTAACAAGTATTACATAAGATGGGTGTACCCATTTGATATAAACCGGGACCAACAGATTCTTTGATAGTTACTTTAGATTCACATGTATCGTAAGATAATCTATTAAAACTCATTATATTAATATACCAAGATAAATATTTTAGATTATAATTTTAAATAATCTAAAATAAAAAAACATCTTTTGATCAAATTTATTTACAAATAAAAAAAGCTTAATTAAACCATGATTTTACTTTATCCATAAATGTACCATCAGCACGATAAGTACCTCCTCTTCTGGAATCTACTTGACATGTTTGTGGAACAAATTCTGGTGCTTCCACTACTGGTTTATAATCAACCATTTGACAACTTGGTTGATGAACTAAATTCTTAGATCTGCATTCTAAGCAATCACATGGTAAACCTGTACTTGCACCACCACATCTACAGTTTTTACAAGCTGGTTGATATTTAGTGGCATTGCACGATGAAGCTTGTCTATCAATTCCTAAAAGATCGCTTTCTAAATCAACCATATTTCCATCATAGATGCTAACACCATTACCTCCAACTTGTCCTAATTGCATTCTGCATTGGGAAGAATGTTCATATTTTCCTGGATATAAAGTGTAATTACCTGGACCAGTACTAACATTTAATTTTTGTTCATATGCACAATTATCATATATAAGACGATTTGAACTCATTTGTTTATATTATAATAACAAGAAAATATTATTTATTTATATTTTTTTTATTTTTTATAAAATTAAGATATAAATAATAAAAAACTTAATTTGTTATTTGTTTATGTTTCTCCATATCTTGTATTTGTTCTTTGTTTTGAAATTGTTTTTCTTGATATTGTTGTTTTCTCTGTTGTTCTCTATGTTGTTGTTGGTATTGCATCCTTAATTGATATGCTTTTATTTCTGAATCACGAATTTCAGACATTAAGTAAGTTGAATTTGTATACTCAAACATATTTTATTACTTATTAAATAAATTATATAATTATATATTCAATTTTTTATAACTTTTTCTCATTTAGTAGTGTATAAAACACTCCCCGTCTTCCCTAAATCTACAATCTTCCTCAGATGGATAACACCATAGATTTTTACCAACGAATGCTCCCATATATTCCATCCGATCTGGAAATAGTAGTTGAGGTTGTTTATATTTAAACATTATGTTATTATTCGACAAAGTGTCTGTTTGAGCAAAGCCATTAATTTTCAACCCGTACACTAAGGCTGTTACAACAACATGAATTTTAGGGTCCGGTTGATTGTGATTGTTGGGCGTTCTAATACTGCAGCCTGTCTCAAGCATTGCAATTGCATCTGGATCTGTAATTTCTCTAAGACTCATCTTACTAATAAATAAATTGTAATAAAAATTTCACGTCAATTTTTTTTATAACTGGTGGTGAAAACCACCGTTGTTCAAGGTGAACTTAGTTGTCACCGTCGAAACCACGAATGGTAGGAACTTCAAAGAGTTCATGAAGAAGAACTCTTCTCCTCGCATATTCCTCCAAGGTGGAATACGTCATCTCCTCCTTGAGAGAGGATTCTTTGGATTCCACCACCTTTTGAAAAAGGGGGTGTGTGTTAATTACCTTTTGGTAATTATTGAACACGGTTTTGTTCCAACCAGGAACAACCCACCAACCAATAAAGGTTGGTGAGTTGGCGTAGTGTCCTTGGTATCGGATGTGGTTCAAAACCACACTCGCCTTCGTCTCTTCGTGGGGAAATTCTTTGTGATTTTTTACAAAGAACTCCAGGGTCGAAACAAGAATCATCTTGTTCTGATTGCAGCTGGTCATCTCACCAACGACCTTTTCGTAGAGGAATTTGTAGATATCTACAACATCCTCCATTGTTAAGTCTGAACCCTCTTTCAGATGCACCAAAGCATCCTCGACAGAATGGAAACGGGGTTCCTCTTTCTCATAGGACGGTTTGTTTCCCATGGTGTCTAAGCAATAATTAACCAAATACATCCTGAATCAATTAACTATCAAATTTTTTTTCATTCTAAAAGGTGTGAAAATATATAAAAAATTGATTCTATATTATTTTAAATAAGCCTATATCAATAATTAAATGAATATATTAAAAGGAGCCATTACCGAGGATATTACAGATATTGAAGCTAAATATCCATATCCCTTAGATGAGTTCCAAAAACACGCCATTGTATCTATTAACAAAAATCATAATGTTTTAGTGACGGCGGCAACAGGTTCAGGTAAGAGTTTAGTGGCTGAATATGCCATTGAAAAAGGAATAAAGAATGGAAAAAAAGTTATTTATACATCTCCTATTAAGTCATTATCTAATCAGAAATTCTATGAATTTAAACAAAAATTCCCACATATTAGTGTGGGTATTTTAACAGGTGATATCAAATTCAATCCCACTGCAGACTGTATTATTATGACTACGGAGATTTTGAGAAATCTTTTGTACAATAAGAACATCAAAATAGACGGTCAAAGTCTTGAAATTGAAATTGATGTATATAATGAAGTTGAATCAATTGTCTTTGATGAAGTTCATTATATTAATGACCGTGATAGAGGTACTGTTTGGGAAGAATGTATTATGTTGCTACCTCGTGATATTAATTTAGTAATGCTATCTGCTACTATTGACCGCGCTGATAAATTTGCACAATGGATTTATCAGATTAAGAATAAAGATATAGATTTGATACCAAATGATAAACGGGTTATTCCGTTGAATCATTACTATTATTTAGATACTAAATTAGATAACACAGATTTAACAAGTGAGAATTATTGTGGTAAATTTGTAGAAATATTAGATGCAAATGGACACTTCAATAGTGAAAATTACGATGCGATGTTAAAAGTATATAAAAAGTATCGTGTTTTCAATCAAAGAAATGATAAGAAGATAATTAATGATGTAATTGAAAAAATGGAAGAAAAGGAATTATTACCTGCTATTTTCTTTGTTTTTTCACGTAAAAAATGTGAAAGCTATGCGAAAAATGTTATTAAAAATCTAAATAATCACGAAGAATATGGTGCAATTAAAAAAATTGTCAATCATTATATACATGAATTAGATGACCCTAATTATTACATTGAAATGCAACAATATCAAGATATTATGAAAATGTTGGAGAAAGGTGTATGTGTACATCATTCTGGGTTAGTACCAGTCTTTAAAGAAATTATTGAAATTTTATTCTCTAAAAATCTAATTAAAGTCTTATTTGTGACTGAAACATTTGCGGTTGGTGTTAATATGCCCACTAAAACAGTTCTTTTTACTGGTATAACTAAATATGATGGATATAAAGAAGATTTCAGGAATATTTTGACTCATGAATATCTTCAAATGGCTGGAAGAGCTGGACGAAGAGGATTAGATACTAAAGGTGTAGTGATACATTTGTATAATTTGTATGAACCTTTACAAAGGATGGAAATGCAAGCAGTTATGACTGGTAAAACACAACAGATTGTATCAAAATTCGGTCTTAATTATCAATTCATATTGAAGATGATTTTAACTGGAGGGGATCAATCTTTGTTGAAATTTGTGGAGAAATCATTAATGAATAAAGATATTAATGAGAAGAAGCAATATGTTAAAGATGAATTAGACAGTTATATCTCAGATAATAGCAAGCATGATAATAGTATTTATGAAGAATATTATCATATTATGAATCCTGATCCATATATCAAAATTACTAATAAACAAATCAAATATAATCGTAAAAGATTAACTGAGATTAAAAAGATTGTTGGATTTGAAGAAGCATATCAAAAGTATTTGGAAGGGCAAAAACAGCTTGAATATAGAAAACAATTGGAGAATGAATTTGATTATTATCAGAATATTATTACAGATGATATTATGAAAATTTTAGAATATTTGGATATGTATGGATATATACGAGATATTTATAGTTTAAATGATATTTTACCAGATAAAGTCACTATAAAAGGGATTATTGCAAGTCAAATCAATGAATGTAATCCTATTTTATTTACAGAAATTTTAACAAAAGGATTATTAGATGATTTAGAAATTGCAGAAATTGCTGCTGTTTTATCTATTTTTACAGAAGGTAAAGACAATGATTTTGAAGTTTCTAATAATAATTATGGATACAGAATGAGTGAAAAAATAGATATCATTCAAAAGATTGCATATGAATTAGATCAAAAAGAATTTGCAATGAAATTAGATTTATGTAGCAATTGGAAAGTTAATCATAATATGATTGATATTACTTATGCATGGGCATCCGGTAAGGAATTGATAGATTTAGGTTTAACAATCTATGAAGGTAATTTTATCAAAGATATGATCAAGATTAGTAATATCGCACTCAATGTACAAAAAATGGCGGAATTATTAGGTAAACATGGTTTAGTTAGTAAATCTGTAGATCTACAAAGAGTAATTATGAGGGATATTGTTAATGTAGAGTCGTTATATATCAAAATTTAGTTAAAGTAATGATTATAAAAAATGATAGCACATTATTAATTATGATAATGAATATAATCATTATTATGAATTTAAATAATTCAGATGAACCAGATTCTCTTGAGAATGGTTGGGTTAATATAGAACAAAACCCTGTTCCTCTTGAGGATGGTTGGGTTAACATAAAAGAGAATAGTATTGAAGTTGTTTCTGTTGAGGAAAATGATACAACCTCCATTGATAATCTTTTTTTAGTAAATTCAAATGACAATTTCATTCAAGATATGATACCAGATACATTGAATAAATTTCCAATTGATGATTCATTGGAAGATCCACTGAAAGATCAATTTGAAAAAGCTAGACGACAAAGAGTTGCAAAGATATTGATGGAAGAGCATTCTTCTACGAATTGTAAAAATTTTTTTGGTGGTTTTGATGGAAATTGTG